ATCCGTAAATATTGCGCGAAAAATAAAATTTCGCTTACTCAATTATTCGATCAACTTTTAACAAATTTTTTTAATCATGCCTGATTCATTCAAAGCCGCCCTTCCTTATCCAATCAAGTTTTCAACAAGTGAAAACGATTATGAAGACCAAGACAAATATCCGCAAAAAATGTCTTTGTTTATTCCTTCTGAATCTGTTTCCGCCTTCTGTGAAGAAGTTATGAAAATGGTAGACACCAAACAAAAGAAAGGCAAAGTTTGGGATTATTCCAAGAAAGAGGAAGTCGAAGTTGATGGTATCTACATCAATGCAAAAGCCAAAGAAGGAAAATATGGATTATTTGGTAATATAAATCTAAACTTTATTGAACCTACAGCGGGCGATGATATTCCTTTTTAATTCTTGAATTATTATCGTCTTTTTCTTTTTTAAGACTTACTTTAATTAGTTCTGTTTCGAGATCGCCAATCTTTGCAATGCAATTTTTGATGATCTCATCTTTTTGCCAATTTTGCCGCTGATAATTTACAGCTATATCAAGCAAATATTCAAAGTCAGTTATCTCGGCCAACATCCGCGCCTGAATCTCAAGATAAAGTTGATCTTCAAGCGTTTCTGTTATGGTAAGCCAATCATCCCAAGCCATAGCAACCTGACCTCCTTATATTGAAAATAGGCTTACTTTTGGGGAATTAGTAAGCCCATTTTTTGCAGAGAAGGCATTGACCACCGAATGCCTTATCCTTAACATAACTTAAAGTTATGTTACAGGCCATAACTTTTCCTTAACCAAGGCGACAATTTCATTATCGATGTCTGTCTCCGTGGATGCGCTGTAGTCCTCCAAGAGCGAAATGACTAAGGATTTTATCGCATTGGATTTGACAAAGAACTTCAGTATTGGCTTGATAAATCGAATCATTTTTTGTAATATATTCTTCCCAACTCTAGACAAGTTTGCTAGTTTTAGCAAAAAGGTCTTTTTATGGAAGAACAAGAAGAAGAAAAACAAAGGCCGAATATTGTTGCAACTTTCGTTCAACTTGTCGTTCTTGGTTGGTCTTTGGCCGTCATTTCTTGGTCATACTACAACCCGAATCCCGTAAGGCAAATTGATACGACCTTTGCCGCAGGCTTGCTTTCGGGCGTCCTTACGCAATTTGGGATTGACCTTAAAAGTAAGAATAATGACAAAAAAAAGTTACAGGGTAAAGTTAATATAGTAGACAACAAAAACTCGAAAGTAGGTATCAAATGAAAAGATTACTTCCTATTTTATTTTTGCTTCCATCTGCGGCGTTTGCAGATATGACTTCGACAATCACATCAAGTGTACAAATTGAAGTTATGTCCGCAGCAACCGCAGCCGACAGGGTTGCAAACTCTTATTCGGTTTCTGGTAGCGGGGTCACAACTACAGATGGAACAACAGCGGGCGTTGTTGGCGGGCTAGGAACAGCCACTAACGGCGTAAATGCGTTTACATCAATAACTGCAAGTCAATCAACCGCAGGCGAAAATTTTCAATTTACGCAATCATATCTTGAAGGCGATGCCGTTCCAAATAGCGCACCGACAGCGGGAACTGTGAGTAATTTTTCAGACCTTACATCTACAGCGGCAGGCGCAATTGGTTCTGGCGCGGCAACAATAGATAATCATGTAATCTCAGTAACAGGCGGCGATCCGGGTTCTTCAATCACAGGTCAATATGTAACAACGCTTTCGGTGGATTGATGAGAAATGCGCAAATTATTGCTGGTATTTTTATTTTGTGGTTTACCTAGTTATGCGCAGCCCGTTACGCCAAATTTTACAACCGGAACGATGTCTTCAACGACAAATACAACGACATCAATTTCTGAAACGATTACGTCAACAGATTATTTTGGCAATTCATATGAATATTCAGTTACAGGAACAGGAATATCAACAAATGGCGCTGTTGCTCCAAATACAACAGATGTTTCAGCAACGGTTAACGGTCAACAATATACTTATACAGGGTTAGATTTATCGACAGGCAACAAACCAGTATTCACACTTACAAACCCAACAAGCGGCGCGGCCTTTCAATATTCAGAATCTTATCGAGGGCCGGGCGGGGTTTCCAACATAACAAGTATTACAAGGCAAATAGAAAGCGAATCAGTAGTTACTTCTACCTCTGTGTTCTCTCAATAGCTCTAACGCCCCTAGAAGCGCTTGCAAACGCTGTCAGCCAATCAAATAATGGAAGCGTTACGAATATGGCAATTCAAAGTTTAACAGGCAATATGACCACGAATCAATACGGGGGAAATATTGTTTGCCAAGGGGCAACTCTTACATTTTCGCCCTTTGTAACTTTCGGGGCAAATTACCGCAAGCCTTTTCGAGATTATTACACTACGCCATATTACGACCCAACAGATGCCGATGAAGACGGCGTTCCAGATAATCCGGGAAATATTTTATTTGAACAAATAAATTATTCAGGAACAAATAAAGATTCTTTTGCAGTAAATACAGGCTTTAGCTTAAATTTTACAGTTCCCCTTGATAGAAAATTTCAAAATCAATGCTCAGAAGCGGCAACAACTCAAGTGAAAATACAACAACAAGTACTTGAGAATAAGCGCCTTGATTGGGCTATCGCGAGAATTAAAGAATGTGGAAAGTTAAAACAACAGGGAATAATGATCGCAAAAAATTCAGAATTTTATAATTTATGCGCGGATATTTATATCGACAAAAAGCCGAATCAAGTAATCCCTCATACCCACGATTTAAGATGATTTTTTCTTTCGGGTAATTAATTTTTTGATAATCGGTTTTATAGCGTTCAAAATTATGGGCGAGGATGCGGCCACGAATCCTATCACGGCTGTTGAGATTATTGTCGATACTTCTGGGATATAGGATTCTTGAAATGGCACTGGTTCCCAGATAATATAACATTCTCCATTCACTAATTCAAAGGCTTTTACTTTTTCCAATTTTTGAGAATTAGCATACGAGCCTACGCGCAAGGGTTGTTTTGGGTCGGGGCAAGGCGGAATCGTTATAATTTCTTTTTCGTTATCTTTTGGTATTTCTGGCGGTTTTGTTTCTGGCGGTTTTGGTGTTTCAGCTTTTGGCTTTTCCTGTTCCTTTACAATCTGCAATTGATTCGGATTATATTCAATTGGAATATAAGAAGGCATTTTTCCATTTGGGCAACTATAAAAAGCGCCGTTTGGGTCGTCTTCTATTATCTGTGTATTTTTTATAAAGCTATCTCGATGTGTTTTGACACATCCAAGAATATCAATTGTCGGTGGGGCTACATTTAAAACATTTGATGGCGGTATATAAGAATTTATATTTATTATCGAAATATCTGGAATTTTTATTTGTTTTATTTCCAACTATTTCATAGGTAAAGGAATCGAACCGCCTGTTGTTTTTGGTATTTGATTATCAAGCATTTTTGGCATCATCTGTTGAACATTTGCAAGTATTTCATTCATTACACGATTTTTAAGTTGCGGGGAGGTAACGTATTTATAACCAAAGTATGCACCGCCCAACATTGACGCGCTGATTATAAAACTTAAAATAGATAATATCTGAGAAATTTTTGCCATGAGAGAAGCCTTTGCCCGTGCGTTAGTACCTTGTACAATTATAACCTTTTGCGGAATCTGTGCATTAGCACCACTTTATGTAGGATTATCTATCCTTTCTACCAAGGTACACCAGAACTCACAGTAGGTGTTTTTGATTCTGTTATCTGTGCAGCAATTCCTGTTTCAATAGCTGTTACTTCATCAGAACCAAGTGCAGCTTTAGCCCATGCAATAGCATTATCTTTAGTTATATCTGCATAAGCAGTGAATGATCCAGAATCAGCTTCTGCAAGTCCTACAGAGCCATAAGAGGATCCGCTATGCACCACAGCAGAATCGCCACTGCCTACAGTTCCAGAATCACTTGCAGTCCAGTGAACAGTAGTAACAACATCAGATAAACTTCCGACAGTTTTTGTTGCATCTAAACTAGCAACATCCCAAGTAACAGCCATGATAATAAAAGTTTAGTTTTATTTTACTTTGATTCTACTGTCTGAACAACATCACTAAGTTTTTCTAGCTGTTTTAATGCACCTTGATCTTCCATTATTGGTTGCATAAGTTGATTTTTTTCTGCAACTTTTTCCTGTATTTCTCTTTCTAACATTTGTAACTTTGCAATATTTAAATCAAGACGAGTTTTTGTTTCGTCATAAAGCTCTTGTGGAGTTGCCATAAAATCAATGTAATTAAACCAATATTACTAAGCAGCTTCAAGCGTTTCAACTTTTGTAATTAATTCTTGTACAGCAGCCACAAGTAATGGTACAAGTTTACTTTGATCTATTCCTTGATAAATTGGATTGCCCAATTCTTCTTCTTTATAGACCTCAGAATCAACTTGAGCTTGAACAACAACTTGATCTTTTGTACCTGATGCACATTCTGGAACGACAGTTTGAGCCTCGTGAGCAAAAAATCCATCTAAAGTTTCTGACGAATTACTCTTAAAATTAAATTTATATGGTTTTAGTTGCTTTAATCTTGTAATGCCATCAGATATTGCAACTGCATTTTCTTTCAATCTATAATCTGATGTTGTTTCATAAGAAACACTAGATGAATGAGCAATAATTTTACCTTGCTCATTTCCATTTCTTCTAAATGATGCTAAATGTGCTCCATCAGTATTTGTGTTTATATATAATGCTGCACCATCTGATCTTGATAAAAATATTGATCCATTTCGTGGTTCTAATCCAATCCCAATAGTGGTGTTACTTAATCCGGGGGTGAAAGTGTTTATCATAGTACCACCTACACCAAATTTAATATCTCCATTATCTCCACTCATTTCCATTCGAGCATTTGTACCATTATCTAAAAAGAAATCAGCACCAGATCCAGAAGAGTGTTTCTGAGTTACTATATTAAATTCAGTATTAGCGCCAGTACTACACGCAAGAACTATTCCAGCACAAGTGCTGGCACCATTATTAGTATTTTGTATCTGTACAGTATTTTCACTGACTCTTGAAGTTGTCGTAGTGTTAACTGAAACATTTAATCCTGTGCAAGATGGGCTTGTTGTTCCAATACCTACTTTTCCATCAGACGTAATACGCATACGTTCTGTATTAGTGTCATTTAGTGCTGTATAGAAAGCCATAAAACTATCTGCATTAGCAGCATCACCATAGTTTGAATCTCTTCCGAAACGTATTTCACCGCCATTTCTAACCTCATTTAAATTAGCATTAATAAAACAATATGGAACTGTATTTGACCCACCTTCTCCAACATTTGTTAATTTTATTCCAACGCCGCCAGTTGTTTCTGTATCTTTTATGTGCAGACGAACTGAAGGTGTATTTTCGCCTATCCCAATCCGATCATTACCAGCATCTACATAAAATAAATTTGCCTCAGAGTCGCCTTCAATTCTAAAATCTACATCTGCACCATCTTCATTAAATATTGTTGTAGTGCCAAGCTCCATCCTCTCAGTACCGCCAGTTGCCACGTTAAAGGTATCAGCAGCAGAACTAAAAATACCTGTATTTAAATCATCCCTAAAAGCTAAGCCCGGCGTACTGGCAGAGCCATCTTCAAGAGTTAAAGTCCCGTCAAGCTGTAAAAGTTCCACCCAATCATTGTTTGCTGAGTTTCTTATTTTTAATATTCCGTTTGTAGTATCAGCCCACCATTGATAGGCATATTTTGTGGAAGGTTCAGAAGAGCTTGAATTATTACTTACGATTGCAGCTAAAGCATTGTTTATATCAGCCCTGACATTAGCTCCTGTCGAGTTGTCTATAACATAATCATGCGTTGCCATTGTGACTCTATTTTTTCTTTAAGGTTATCATAATTTTAAGAACCGCGCCCAAAACCTACAGCCGTATATCTAAAATTCCGATCAACATGACTTGACCCATTTTTAATATCTATTGAAAAACCTGTTCCAGTAATATTTGACAACAAGAAAGTATCTCCCGCCTGTGCGTTTTCAATTGAAATTCCTATTGATGGCAAAGCTGAACCCGCTGAAATACTTGTTCCACTACTTCCTGTGAAAAATGAGTTTTCAAAAGTGACCGCCTTTTGAGAAGTACCTGAAGCAATGACAGCCGTGCGATTTTCTGTTCTTCTTTCAAGTTCTGCGCTATATCCTAATTGGTCTATTTCAATTGATTGCGCGGGGTCATCTGATGTCATTTCACATTTAAATCTAAAACCACGCCCGATAAATGTTCCATTTGCAAAAGTATTATAAGCTGTAAAATCTGCCCCGAAAGTGCAACTACCGCTTGTATTTAATGAAGTTGCAGAAGTTAAGACAAAACTGTTTGCATCAGGAACAGATTGAATTTGATATTCGCCGTCAACTCCTGTTCCGCTTGTAAAATCAACAACAACAAAACTTCCCGCAACATAGCCATGTGAACTTTTTGTGATTGTTATTGTTGTACCTGAACCGCCAGAACCATCGTTGATTGTATAAGTTCCAGAAATAGAGCCGTTGGGGTCATTATCTGTTTGGCTGACAAGTAATTTTGCGTTAACATCAAACGCTGTCGCGGAATCTACGTCTGTCCATGTATCGATATTTCCCGTTCTACTATCAAACAAATCGTTAGGATAAAAACCTTGTGTCACAAAATGTCGTTTCAATATCAAAGGTTGTTTGCTTCCTAAATCTAATTTATTTGCAAATTCATATGAACCAGAAGATGCAACATCGCCAGAAAAATCAAAATCTGAAATCTGATCTACATCTGCAACTGTGTCAAATAAAACAGTTGAGTCTAAAACAAGGCCATCTACATCGTCACTGAAAGCAGCATTTACTTTTGTACCTGCAAAAGGCGGCGAATCTGTATCTTCTCTATCTGTAAAAACAGCTAGTTTTGGCAATGGATCGGGCGTTGTTACAATTACAGATGTTTCTCCTTCACTAAGTCTCCCGCCGTCATCGCGAAATTTAAGAATATATTCGCCGGTCAAAGCGGGAACAAGTGTTTCTGCAATACTTCCGGGCAAAGCGGGTAAAAGGTCAACTGAATTTGTAAACGTGCCAGTTCCATCTGTAAGGTTTGAATGGCGGACTATCACGTTTCCGCCGTGGGTTACGTCAATATCGGTTGCCTTGTCAAAACGTAGTCGTACAAACTGATCTGATACTGGTTCTACAACTAAATTTGTGACATCTTGCGGTCTTGCAGTTTTACCGACAGCATTAAATGTTAAATCGTTTGAAGTTGCAGAAAGTTGCGCGTTGATATTATAACTAAAAACTTGAATTTCATACGTTCCAAGCTGACTATTTATAATTTCAAAATCAGGACTTGAAACTTTTGTTGAAACAAAATTTCCATTATTAAAACGATAATTAACTTGATATTCAACAACACCTGTTATTGGTTGCCAACTGATAATAATTTTTGAAACAGCTTGATTATTTATAGGAACAATTTTTTCTACCGCTGAAAGGTTAGAAGGGGGCGGTTTTAATTCATTTAAAATCGAAACATTTCTAACGGGTAAAGTTGCACCATCCTCAATAAACGCATATTTTGTGTCTATGTAAGAAAGCGCTGTAATTGTATAATTAATTGAATCTGTTTCTTCAACTGTAATTACTCTAAATTTCTGAGATTCAACTGTAGAATTTTGAATTAAATAAATTGTGTTTGCGTTTGGAGTTTGTGAAAATGCAGCGCTGACAGTTATAACCCCGTTTGTAATATCTGATATATCCTTTGTCTCGACTGAGCCATCTGGCAAAATTAAAGATAAAGTCGGGCTGTCTGTGGTTGGTAAATCTGTATTTTCAGTATCGTCAACTGTAACAACTGTTGTTGAAGTAACGCTTTTTAACCTACCTGAACGCCTAACGCCCGCGCGAACAGGGTCATTGATTTCTATGACAGCACCCGGCCTAACCATTAAGCCGCCTTCCATTGATGTTGTAAATGTAACCATTTCAGATTCATTTGCTTCTGAAAATGCAATTGCCTTTGCCAATCTTTGCGCCTGCCCCCGTGATGTACACGCGAAACCTTTTACTTGTTTAACAACAGTTCCAATTTTTGCTGATAATGTAGTATTTTCAAAAACTTCATAATCTATATCTTGCGAATCCATATTGTAATAACTTACCGAAATTACAGAATGTCTTTGTTTTAAACTTGAGCCAGAATAATTGAATCCATCACTTGAAATATTGGCAAGTGAAAAAAGAAACGAAGACGACTTGGGCGAATCTTGAGCAAGCAAAATACTACCAGTTGACCAAATCGGCATACAACGCATCACGCCCGCAAGTTCATTTATTAAGTCAAATGCAGAACTTGAAGATTGAATATTTACGTTACAAGAAAATCTCGCTTCCTGACCTCCAAAACCATCATCAACAAGAGTATTTGCAAATTTTGATGCGGTTACAAAAGAAAATAAATCAAGGTTTGAATCTGCAATATGTGTTCCAAATCCATATCTTTCTGTTGTTAAAAGGTCAAGCAAAATCATTGCAGGACAACTTGTCCAAACCGCTGAACCCATAACGCCGTTAAAAACATATCCTGTTGGGTAAACAATACGGCCTGTTGCAGAATCAACAGTTGGTGTTCCTGAACTAGAAGCGCCGGCGCCCGGAATCCTTACTTTGATACCGCGAATACGAAATTTGCGGCGAGGGATAGAACTAAATTGTTGAGAATCAAGTCTTAAAGCGTTATAAGCCGAGTTTGCATATGTTTTTGAATCGTCAATTATTTCAGCAAAACTTGAAAATTGAAATGAATCAATTAACGAAGAATCTGTTGAATCCGCTGTAACTCTTGTAACTCTAATATCAACAGGGAAAGAACCTGTAATTCTTACTGAATAGTCTTTTTGATATGCGTCAGCGGTTCGACCTGTAATCGTATCTGATATTACATCCGTAAAACCTCCTGAATTATATTGAACAGAAATTTTCAAACTTACAGTTGATCCAAGAAGATCACCTTCTGTTGTTGCCTTTTGTATCTGTGGAAATGTTATAGAAACCTTGATTCGATCAACATTTGTATTCGTGATTTGTCTAGTTACTGGCGAAGCCGCTGAAACTGTAACACCGACAGGTGTTATTGATGAAGAACTTTCAATTCCATCAATTTTTGTTTGGTTTGCAGTTCCGAAACGTGGAGTGAAAGTTACATTTTGAAAATTAAAATCAACATCTTGTGGATTTGAAGAAGATGCTGTTGCTTTAAGAACAGGAGTATCATTGAGAAATACGTCTTTTAAATATGCGTTGTTATATGCCGTTGAAGTACGATCTGTTATACCTTCTTTTGAGGCCGTTGCAGAACCTTCAATCTCACCTTCTGATATAAGGTCAAGAAAGGTCGCGAATTGTTTACTGTGAAGTGTATCAGGTGTCCTTGTCGGTTGCCTTGGGGGTGGCGGCGAACCTCCACCACCTGAACCACGGATAATTTTTCTTTTATCGGTCATGCCTGAACTTGCTCCGTATCAATACCGCCAGAAATTACAACTGAACCTGTAAAGATTTCGCCATATACAATTGGGACGGGCGTTCCAGCCCGACTTGTTTGTTGCGTTCCTGAAAAGCTAAAGGACAAACGTGGGTCTTGTTCGCTTGAAAATTCTGGTGTTTTTGGTGTAGGAAACAGCATCCCACTTACACCGCTAAGAACTAAACTCGCCCCGATAAGACCGAGAGCCGCCGAACCATAAGCCCCTGCCGCATATAAACCTGTTGCACCTATCAAACCACCTCCACCCGCTAAACCCGCACCTGAACCGCCTGCAAAAAGCCCCGCACCCATGGGCGTAAATGATAAACCGATCAAGGCCACTCCAAGTAACACCTTTCCGAAATTACCCCCCGAACCTGAAATAACAGGTACAAAAGAAATATCTGATTTACCAATAGGATTGTGAAGCTCGTCTTGACCAATTTCTTCATCATTAGTTATGACTTTATAATATCTATTTGCCATATGACTTTCCAGTTGCGGAAAATTATTTATTAGAAAACTTACGGCCTGCGCAACATTAGAAACGTTTATATCTTCAAATTCTTTGTGACCGACTTGTTTTGCCAGTTCTCCATATAACTTAATTTTACGAAGCATAACGTAACCTCATTCCTGTGCATTTTAACAACCAAGGGTTGTAAGGCTCTCTACAAGATAGTCTATCTCTTAAATGATGTATTACATCGCCATCTACAAAAATCGCCACATGATTCAACCCGATAGCCCCGATTGACATAAATAACAAATCGCCATTTTTTAATTTTTCATCTTTTTTTAATTCAATAAATCCTGTTTCTTTTGCGCATCTTTCAAACATCGGATCATTTTGAAATTCTTCAGGTGTAATTGGCCTTTCCCAATCTCTAAGTTCTATATTTAATTTTTCTTTGTAATATCTGCGAACAAGTGACCAACAATCCGAAACGCCCCAAACCCAAGGCAAACCAATCATATCTGGTTCATATCCTGATGGGTTATATTCACCCCATGTTTCAGTCTTAGGGTTGACAATATACCAAGGCAAGTTTGATTGCTCACAACTTATTTTATCGGCTTCTGAAGCTACAGGCGGCGTTGTTGGGTGCGAATGAACTATTCCAATAATTTTTCCAAGAGAATCTCCCGCAACAAAATCTTCTGGATTCATTATGAAACATTGATGCGAAGTAATTGCCAAATTTTGACAAGGAAAATATTTTTCTTTTCCGCGAATATTTAACAAAAGACCGCAAGATTCTTTCGGGTCTTGTTCTTTGGCATGAAGCAACGCGTCAGCCTTCCAAGTCATCCTGTAATCAATCCAATACTTGGAAATTCAGCGCGTGTACATTGACGTTTAGGCGCTCGAACTCCCGCCATATCAAAAACAGCTGCAAGTTCAAAGGATACCACAGTTCTATTTTCCGCCGATTTTCTATCAATAATATAAATTTCTTGTGGATATTCTGCTGTATTGTCTGGGGTTCCATAAGGGTTTACATCGCTTGGAAAATTTGCGGCGTCAAGAAATCTTGCCTGCGTTCTTATTCTTTTAACAGTTGCACCTGTTAAATCGTTTCCTGTTGTTGTTTGATTTACTAAAAGAAGTATTGCAGAAATAGTTCCAATCGCATTTGAAAAAGTAAGGGTTGGGCGTGGAAGTTGCCCTTTACCATATTGAAAGCCTTCAGCCTGAACAGGAAATCTTGTATATGCGTTGCCCTGCCAAATTATTTCGCCATTATCTTTCAAGCTTGTTCCCGCATGAAAACGATATGTTGTTGTTGCCCCATGTAAAGAATTATCAAGTGTCAGAGTAAAAAGTTCAATAACCGCTGATGGGTTGACTTTCTGTAATTCACTTACAATTTTATCTGTACTCATGCTTCAAAAACCTGTCTAAACGTAGCGCTTATTGACGCCCTGTTGTTGTATGGAATTGATTTTGACCAAGTTTCGCAAACAAATTTCTTTGCGCCTGACAAAGTAACAGAAACAGCTGTTGAAGTTATTGTTGCACTTGCGGCGGCTGTAACTGTAAATGTATTTTCATCAACCGCTGTTGCGACAGTATAAGAACCATCTGTTGCGCCTGATGTAAAATCAATTGTCAAAACATCACCAATTGCAACGCCATGATTTGCGATTGTAATTGTGATTGTTGTTCCTGATTGGACGTAAGTTCCCGTTTTTGTGAAGCCTTCGCCGGGCGGTGTAAATGTAAAACTTTCCTGATCGTTGGCGCGGCTATCAAGAAATGCTTCAACAACATCTGATTCAGTTTCGCTTAATTCAAAATTTACATTGTAGACTTTCGGGTTTTGATTACTTGCTAGTCCAAAAAATATTCTTTGTTCAAAGCCATCTGCAAATCTTACTGTGCGAACAGCGGGCGCAGATTTTTTAGAAAAACCTTGATATGTTGGTGTAACGCTTGGAAAGGTTGCCATTTTAAGTTGCTAATAAACCTCCCGGCCTTTTTTGTTTTATTAATTCTGATTGTATCGCCGAAGCAAGAGCAACGCCAAGTTCTTTCCCGCGATCTTCATTTGCATTTGATTGCATACCTTCAGCCGAGACATTTACATTTATATTATTGACAATGCCACCGCCTGCGCCGCCGATTTGATTATTGGGAATAACTGTTCCGCTTGATTTAGGTGTAAATATCTCCGGCCCTCTTTCTCCGACTAAATAACTACGCCCTGCGGATGCGCGGCCACCATTTGCAAGTCCCGGTAAGTTTGCAAACAATCCAATTCCTGTTCTTTTTAATAAAGTGTTTACTCCAAGTCTCAACAAAGACGATGCAAGATCGTTAACAATCGCTCTTGCCGCTTCTCCAAGGCTCCTTGTTCCTTCAATAGCACCAACTAAAGCATCGGAAATACCTGTTGCAATATCATCACCTATTTCTCTAAATATTCCTTTTATCCTTTCCGCGTCTTTTTGATTTTCTTTCATTTGCAAGCCTTGTTTTTTTAGCTCAAAATTTTGATTTTCTAATAAAATTAATTCCTGACCGCGAACAACTCCATGTTCATCAATTATCGCTTGAACCTCAAGTTCGTGTTCTTTTCTAAGTTTTGCAAGTTCTGTTTCTTCTTTTTCAATAATAAGATTTTTTTGAAGTGAAGCATTTGAATCTGTCAATGCTTTTCTGTGTCTTTCAAATTCTTTTGCAAGATCTCTAGCTTCTGCATTTGGTAAACCTTCTTTTAATTTTGCTATTTTATTATTTACCTCTAATAATTCTTTTTTAATATCTTGCGCACTCCTTGTAAATATATCTAATCCCGCAAATCCGAGAATCCCCATCAAAAGCCTGTTTGTGCCTTCTAATTGTTTATTAAGTATCTCTTGTTCTTTTTCAAGGTCTGCTATTTCTGTTTTTAAGGCTTCCGCTGAACCTTCTTTCAATAACTCATTAAATGTACGTTGTTCATTATTAGCTTGCATTAATTTTGCAATAAAACCTCCAAGAGCAATAACAGCTAAACCAATTCCAGTTTTTGCAAGTGCAACCCTAAATGCTGTAGCAGCAGCGGCGGCTTTTGTAAATCCTCCCGCGGTAGCAAAAGCCATTGTTGTCGTTGTTGCTAAAGAACCATTTGCCGCAGCTGAAGCAATAGACATTGCCAAGAAATTAGCTTTCAAAGCAGCAATTTGTGTTATCAATAAAGTTCCAACAATAGTTATTCCTTTTATTGCGGCGGCGATTCCTATAAATGCAAATGTTACTGTGCCTGCTTCACTATCAATAAATGAAACAATTCCTTCAATTAATCCCGTTGTTGCTTTTGTTAGTTTTAAAACTGTAGGTAATAATTTATTGCCAAGTGTTAATTGAAGCTCAAGAACTGCATTATTAAAGGCTTTAAATACTTCAGCAGGCGAAGCATCCATAATTGCGCCAATTTTTTCTGCGCCTTCATCTGCTGATTTTGCTAAAGCCCTTAAAACAACGTCCGAAGTCAATAATCCTTTTGATGCAAAATCTTTTAACTTACCTGAAGCGATTCCAGTTTCGTCTGATATGGCTTTTAATAGTTGCGGAACCTGTTCTGCAATACTTCTAAATTCATCCCCTTGTAAACGCCCAGAACCCAAACCTTGTGCAAGTTGAGTAAATGCCGCGCTTGCTTCTGTTGCATTTAATCCCGCTAATTTTGCAATAGTATTAAAACCGATAAAAGTAGTTTCAATATCTTTTAAAGAAATTCCAAGTGGCCTTAATCTTGCAAATATATCTGTCACGCCTTTTGTTGCTTCAACAATTGATAAATTAAATCTATCTTGCGCTTTTCTAACTAATTCTTGTGCCTGTGCAAATTCGCCAAATTCAGACGTCAACACCTTCATTCTTAACTGCAAAGCCTGAAAATCTGAAGCCGTACTGACAGCCTGTCTTGCAACAGCCGTTAATGCAACACCCGCAAATGCCGCTTTTAGTTTTCCTAAATTATTCTGTAACCCTGTTGATTGCGCCTGTACACCTTTTAATGCTCTTGTGGCCTGCGAAGCATCAACTGTAAGTTTTACATTAGCCTGTGCCACAAATCAACAAAACCTTTTCTTATATATTACCTTCTATTTGCTCTTTGGCGATTTAATTCTCTTTTTTCTCTTTCATTCTTAACTTCATAATATGCAGCCCAATATATCAGTTCTTCTTCTGTAATTAAAGAACGTAATTCCTGAATCGTTTTGCCTAGTTCTGTTGCGAGAAAAAATTCAAAATTTATCCAATTATCTCGCGATATTATTTTTTTGCTTTATCAACATCTAATTTTATATCAAACATAAATAATTCAATTTCGTTCAATACATTTTCTGGAAGTTCTCTTTGAAGGTTTGGCGCGTCTGCGGGTGCAAATGCCTTTGACCCATCTTCTAATTCTGCATTTTTACAAAGAAGATATGTTGATATTGTCAAAGCATCATCTGTATTTGCCGCACTTTGAGCGCGAACACGATCATCCCTTGTTAAAGGCTTAAAGTATAAATCGACAATTTTTTCGCCGTTTTTATTTTTAAATTCGTATTTTCTTCTGGCTGTCATCTGATCTTTATAAGAATCAGTTAACAGGTCAATAGTTCTTTTTTGCATTGGTTGATTAGTTGACTAATAAACTCAATGTATCAGATAGCGCTTGTTATGGTACCGCTTGTTATAAAACTGATATTTATTACTTGAACCTCGCCAAGTGTTGCGCCATATTCTGCGTTTGTAATAATACCCGCAAAACTGATTTTCTTTGCTGAAGTTGCAGAATCAGGAAATAATTCAAATAATGCGTCAGCGTTGTCGCCTGTAGTTAAAACATCATCAATAAATGTTGTGTAGCCTGCACCTGTTTCTGATGGATTGTAAAGAAGTTCCGCTGAACCTTCGCCCGCTATCAAACCGCCGATATTTGATTTAAATGTATCGCCTTGTTTTGTTGTTTCCATCGTGTCCTTTGTTATAGACAAAGACCATGATCTTGTTTGTCCAACGTCAGCTTCGGTGCCGCCCGCATTTTCAAACATAATTTTCCCAACATCGCCTTTGATAGCCATAACAAAAAAAGAATCTATTTATAAATATATTAACTCTTATTTGTTTTTTTTACATCTTTTTTTAATTTTTCTTGCTTTTCCATATATCGCCTACAACGTCCATCCCAATAAGCGGGGTCACGGCGACCCTTTACAGCTTCGATTGCATCAAGCATTTTTTCTGTAATTTCCATTAAAGTTCCTCAAAAATTTCAAAAGTCATTCGCAATTGTGTTTGGAATTGACCTTCTGGGTTTGGATTATCTACGACCTCCGGCCCAATCGGGGCATCGAAGATCACATTAGAAACTGTAATTCGATTGTATAAATCCCGCAACCTTTTACCAATTGTGTAGTTATCGCCTGAACCTATTCCCTGCGGCGTGAAGATATTAAAAACAACTATTCCATTTACGCGGTTCAATCCGTCCGCATTTCCTTGCGTCAAATAATTACTTTCGCCGAATGTCGTAAGGCATTGAACAAAGGTTGTTACGGCGCTACTATCAAACGACATATTATGAAAAACAACAGGGATTGCGGGGCTACTGGCAAGTTCTGTCGCGACTCTTGCTTCAATTGTTGCTCTTACTGTATTTAAATCAATAGCGGCCATTATTTACCCCTTATTTGTTTGTAAAGGTCTTGGATTTCGTTTGCAAGTTCTTTTGCCAATAAATCAAGATGTTTTGCTTTTAATCCTTGTTTGCTCCTGTATGTGCCACCCCAAGACGGCGGCAA